TTTAAATGTTTATCTTAGAAAGATAGACACTTACGAGCATTACAAACGATCAGGGGGAGAGAATTCATTTATAGATTTTACAGATATGATTGGTCGTGCCATTGATGAAATAGAATTTCCACCATTAGATATATTAATTTTAGATGAAGCACAGGATTTTACTCCATTACAATGGTCAGCAATCTATAAGATGTGTGACAATGTAAAACGTATTTATTTAGCAGGGGACGATGACCAGGCTATTTATAGGTGGAATGGAGCAGATCCAAAGTACTTCACAACGTATTTTCCAGGTCGTAAAGTAGTATTACGTAAGACACAAAGGTTTGGAGAAGCAGTTTATAAATTTGCCCAAATCATTAGAAGAGGCATAGTAGATAGCGAAGATAAGCTATATACTCACAATAACAGTCTAAACAACTACGTAAAACGCTATTTAAGCTTTAAAGAGGTGCCTTTTAACGAGCTTAACGGTACTTGGTATGTCCTGGGCCGTATCCATACAACTGTGAACGAATTAAGGGCATCTGCTAAGGATGCAGGGCTATATTATAAGGATAATAAAGGTAACAAGTCATTTGATGAAAAACAGTGGGAAGCCATAAAAGCATGGACTGCCATAAATAATGGCAGAAAGATTGGTAAAAAAGCGGCAGAAAACCTGTACAAATATGTGAGAGAAATAAAGGATTCTGATTACAGGACACAAAAATTTTGGTTAAACATACCTGATTATCAAGAGTTTGATTTTAATGATTTAAGAGAATGGGCTGGCTTAGATATGACTGATGAGTATCAAAGTAAAGCTTGGTGGTGGATTTTAAAACGTAATTTTAGTCCAAGACAAACAATATACTTTATAAGACTATTAAAAAGATATGGACAAGATGCATTAAATAATGAGCCTAATATTTTAATTGATACTATTCATTCTGTTAAGGGTGGAGAAGCGAACAATGTTTTAATCTATTCTAAAGCTAATTGGTTATCTGATTTTAGCAACAAAAGTAAATTAGAAAAGTCAGATGAGAGTAGAGTTTATTATACAGGAGTAACTAGAGCTAAAGATACAATCCACTTGCTATCAACAGACTATAAGTATAATTATCCTATCGGAAAAGATTATTTAGTTTATTTAAAGGAAAATGAGCAATAAAACATTTTTTAAACAAGTTGGTGGTAAGCATTATAAGTTAATGAAAATACAACCATCAATATTTATAAATAAGAATAATTTGCCATTCGCAGAAGGCAATGCAATTAAATATATTTGTAGACATAAACTAAAAGGTAAAAAAGAAGATATATTAAAAGCAATTCATTATTTAGAAATGATTTTAGAAAGGGATTATAATGACTAGTTTGCAGTTATCAATGAATTTTAAAAAACATATTTGGTCATGTCCTAATGAATATAAAGACTTATCAAAATATCCGGAGATAGCAATCGATCTAGAAACTAGAGATGATGGAATTAATGAAGGCCTTGGCGCAGGTTGGGCAACGAACAAAGGATATGTCATTGGTTTTGCTGTAGCTGTAGATGGTTGGCAAGCATATTACCCATTTAAACATTTAGGTGGTGGTAACATGATTCCTGTGCAAGTGATAAAATATATGAAAGATGTATGTGCATTACCTTGTACAAAGATATTTCACAATGCTCAATACGATATTGGTTGGTTAGAAGCCATGGGTATTAAAGTGAATGGTCCAGTCGTAGATACCATGATTGCTGCTGCGGTTATTAATGAGAACAGATGGTCGTTTGGACTTAACAATTTAGCTAAAGAATATTTAGGCGAGATTAAAGCTGAAACTGATTTGAATGAAGCAGCTAGAGATCATGGAGTTGATCCAAAAGCAGAAATGTGGAAGTTGCCTGCGGAGCATGTTGGGTTTTACGCTGAACAAGACGCACGGCTCACGTACCTTTTGTGGCAAAGGTTTAAACACGAGATTAATAAACAAAGTTTAACTACGATTTGGGAAGTAGAATCTGAGTTAGTTCCTATTTTAATTAAAATGCGTCAGAAGGGAATACGTGTTGATGTAAATAAAGCAGAGATATTAATTAAAGAATTTCAAGTTAAAGAAAAGTTAGCATTACAAGAAATAAAATTATTAGTTGGTAAAGATGTAGATATTTGGGCAGCAAGAAATATAGCTGAGGTATTTGACAAACTAAAGATTGCTTACCCAAGAACAGAAAAAACAGGAGAACCTTCATTTACACAAAATTGGTTATCTAATTCACCACACAAAATATCAAAATTAATAGTGCGGGCTAGAGAAGTAAATAAATTTCATAGTACTTTTTTAAATTCAATATTAAAATTTGAACATAAAGGAAGAATTCATGCTGAAATAAATCAATTGAGATCAGATGATGGTGGAGCTGTATCTGGTAGACTATCTATGTCTAATCCAAATCTACAACAACTACCAGCTAGAAATAAAGAGTTCGGTCCTTTAATTAGAGGTTTATTCTTACCGGAAGAAGGCTGTAAATGGGGATCGTTTGATTACTCACAACAAGAACCAAGAATGGTTGTGCACTATGCTGCATCTATTGGTGAGGGCTATGAAGGATCACAAGAGTTGGTTAAGGCTTACGAAAGTGCAACAGCAGATTTTCATCAAACAGTTGCTGATTTAGTTGGAATTGAAAGAACACAAGCTAAAACAATTGGTTTAGGGTTGATGTATGGTATGGGTAAAAACAAGTTAGCTAACTCATTAGGTCTATCTAAAGATGAAGCAACAGATTTGATTGGTAAATACAATCGTAAAGTTCCTTTTGTAAAAATGTTATCTGATAGATGTATGGTTAAAGCTCAAGAAGAAGGAGTAATTAGAACTAAAAAAGGTAGAAAGTGTAGATTTGATATGTGGGAACCAATGGATTTTGGTATTCACACACCTGAAACATTTGAAAATGCATCTGCAAAATATGGTGCTAAAAACATTAAACGAGCATTCACTTATAAAGCATTAAATAGATTAATCCAGGGTAGCGCTGCAGATCAAACTAAACAGGCAATTATAAGTTGTCATGAAGCTGGTTACACACCTATTTTACAAGTCCATGATGAATTATGTTTTAATATCAAAGATGATAATGATGCGAATAAAATAAAAGAAACTATGGAAAATTGCATGGAGTTTAAAGTACCAAGTGTAGTAGACATAAGTATAGGAGATGACTTTGGACAAGCTTCTTAAAACTAGAGATCAATCCTTAAGAACAATTGTGCATCCATTATATCAATTGTTTCCTACAAGATTAGAATTAAAATACTATGACGAGATAAAAACAGAGGACACTTCATACGATTTTAAATCAAAGTTAAAAGAAAATTTAGAAGTTAACGGATTGTTGTGTCCAATGATTATAGATCAAAACAATTTTTTAAAAAAAAGTATAAACAGATTTATGATTGTCAAAAAATTTTCTGATGCAAGTTTATTTTATAAAGCCAAAAGTGAAAAAGAAATTAATTTTTTTGAAAAATTAAATTTAGTAGTTTGTAAAATGCATTTAGATAATAAACCACCAAAAGATTTTCAATTTTTGTTTAGTCCACCAATGCAAAAATACACAGACGAGTGTATCCATCTCCTTCAAGAAGGAGTTAAAAAATAATTTATTAAACTTAAGAAGCGATAGAATCTATTTGTTCTATTTCTTCTTCAGTTGTTTGGACTTCTTGCCAAGCTCTTTGCGCAGATAATTCATTTAATCGAACTTTTAATCTTTTTAGTTCAAGTTCAATGCGTAACATATCTAGCGTTACTTGACCCTGCTCAATATACTGGCAATTCCATTTGGATTCTAATGCCATCTTTTGAGCAATTAACGTTTCAGTTTGAAGTGCCATTCAGCTCCTCATAAGTTATGAACATCTTGCCAGGTGTATAAGTTATCTCTTTTACCCAACTTCCTTTACCAGCTTTCAGTTCTGTTACAAAGTTTTTACCTGCTTCATCATCATTGGTTGCCTGAAGGTCATGTGTTATTCTTTGACCTGCGTACCGAACGGTGAAGCGATAAGACTTCATAGGATTATCTTACCATAATTATGTTATTAAAATCAAGCATTTACATTTATACACAAAAAAATCAATAAAATCAAGTAAAATTAACACTTGACATAAGCTATAGTTATCTTATATCAATGGGAGAAAGGAAAAAAATGAAAATACAAAGCAAGAGTGCAATAATAAAGGAAATTGTTTCTAAGATAGATCAAATACTTAGTAAAGTTCCTGATAATGATTACAATGGTAATCCAATCGAAGATTCATATGAATTTGGTCGATACCAAGGAGAGTTAAAAAAATTATTTTACACGACTCAAGATGGTAGCCACAAAACATTTATTTCTGATGAAATGGCTAAAGATTTAATTCATGATGAACTATTTGAGAGGAAACAATAATGCATTTAGGTCATCCATTATTTTGGCCCATTATAATATTTTTAATTATGATGTTAATCCCAAAAATTTCATTAGGTTTTATATTTTTATTAATATCCCCTTTTATATGGTAAACAACTAGGAGAAAACATGGACATAACTAAATGGAAAAGTGTTGCAGTTAAAAAATCAGATCATGATTTATTAAAAGCAATATGCGATAAGAAGTACAGAGCCCCTGCTGCAATGATATCTAAGTTTGTAAATGATTATTGCGAATTTCAAGCAAAAAAACTTGGGATGACTATAGAAGGGTTTAAAAAAAAATTGCTAAATGGTAATCATAAGGAGAAAAAATGACTATACAGCTAAAAAATATTGAAGAAACATTAAGTAGATTAATAGAATGTTTTTCAACAGAGTATGGTGATAAAACTTTACATGAAACATTAGAAGATATTAAAGTTGAAAATTATGAAATTAATAAAACTTTGCAAAGAATTGCTGTTGCATTAGAGAAACAATTAGCTAGACCATGACAATGAACAGTTATAAAAAAGCTATTGCAAAACTATTAAAAGCATATCACAAAAAATGGGATTGTTTTGGTAATAAAAGAAGACAAACTAAAAAAAAGAAAAGAAAATGAATTACGATAACCATCAAAAAGATGCTTGGCTATTAGTTATTATAATTGCATGGGTATTATTAATTTTAACAATTACAATTTATGTTTGATTTAATACAAGACTTAGGTTGGTTTTATTCAGGTCTAGTAGTTTTAATGACCTGTTTACTTTTAATTTGGTACGACAATAGAAAATAACATTTGACACTTATGACTAAAACACTTAAAGAATTAATTAATGACTCTCCATATGTAGTATGTGTGGATTGTAGAGGTAATGGATACACGAGACTAGAACCTTTGAATATCCGTTCTGATACAAAAACATGTAAGAAATGTGGGGGCGCAGGTCATTTCACAAGAAACAAATCATCAATAACAAGTAGTAACGATCCAGCGATCAATATGCTTAATTTAATAGACTACTTGTATGGACAAAAAAGACAAACCAATTAGCGACTTACACAAGTCACTTCAACTGTTAGCTAAAAAGCTTACTTTTGATGAATATACTCTTGTTGCAGGAACAATGTTTCAATTGCATGCAGGAATGACTTTTGGTTATAAAAAAATTTTTGATCCTCAATTCTTACCGGACATAAGTTTTATTTGGCAGATACATCACAAAAAAGCTTTTGAAAACAAGGCTAAAATACTAAAATTAAAAGTAGTGAGGGGTGGTAAAGATGTTAAACACTAACTACAATAGAGTAATGGATTTAATGAATAGAGTTACTACTATTGATAGAAGCTCATGGTCTGGACAGGAAATCGCTAATCTGTTAGTTGGCGTTCATGAAGACTATGAACACTATATTAAAATTAAAGCTCCTAAGGAAGTAGTATTATATTATCGTGACCTACTCTCTTACCTTATTAAAACTTATGGGCACTGAGTTTGCCGAAATTTCTTTAAACACAAATCATATAATCGCTGAACAAAAACTTTGGCGAGGTGTATTATTTAATGCACTTGATGAAACTATGATTGGTGGATCAGATCGTAAATCTAGTATTTATAAAATAGA